AAAGCAAAACTAAAAAGCCTCACCCCCCGTTCCCCCCTCTCCGAAAGCGAGGCGAACAATCCGAAATCAGTAACATCATCTACTTCAGTGCTTCCCCTCTCCTCTGGAGAGGGGTCAGGGGTGAGGATTATAGCCGATTATCCCCAAGCCCTGCACCCCATATACCTTGCCAAGAAAAAACACTGGCTACAAGCCTGCTCGCTCAAGCTACAGCTTAATGCCCTCCCAGCCCACCAAGAAAGCCAAGCCCGCGCCCTACAGCAGCAGCTATGGCAACTATTCGAGGAAATGGACGCCTGCGATACCGTGCTCGACCATTGGAGTAAGTACAAACGCATATTGCTACCTGCCGCCCCCTCCCAAGAAGAAGCCTTAGATAAATTGAGCCCTACACAACTGGTACAACGCCTGCACACCCTGCGTAGCAATATCGTATCGAGGGAAAAAAGCCTTAGAAAATGGGTACTAAAAGCCGAGAGCCAAGAGGAAGAAAATTTTACTTTGATAGAAAAAATATTCAGAAAAACCGAAGAATTAAAGCAACTAAAACTGTTAGTAAAAACAATTGAAAAAAAGATAAATGTAAAATAACATTTTAGGAGGATAAAAAAGTCCTCCGTTATTAAATAAAAAATTCCTACATCTTTTAAAATAATAGCCATCAGGCACGGAGGACTTATGTTTTTCCGCCTGCTGGCTATTTTATTATTTAGATGTAGGAGGTGCAAAGATACAAAATAATTTCAAATAACAAGTAAAATAATGAAATCTATATCAAAAATTTGGCAAAGAACACCCATAAGTTATTATGGAGGGAAACAAACTATGCTTCCTCATATTCTACCACTAATACCCCAACACAGAATCTATACAGAGCCTTTCTTTGGCGGAGGAGCTGTATTTTGGGCTAAAGAACCAACAAAAACAGAAATTATAAATGATTTCAATGCTAATGTTTTCAACTTCTATAAAGTATTGAAAACTGATTTTGAAGAATTAAGAATGTTAATAGAAAAAACTATTATCAGCCGTGATGCTTATAAATCAGCATTAGTAATTTATAACACACCCCATTTATTTTCAGAAAAACAAAGAGCGTGGGCATTTTGGTTTGCTACAAATTTTGGTTTTTCTAATCAAGTAATGAATTGCAGAATTACTTCTAATTCAAAAAATGTAAAACTTTTGAATAATAAAATAGAAAGTTTTACTGATGTATATTCCCAACGATTGAAAAATGTACAATTAGAGAACAATGATGCTTGTGAAGTAATTCAAAAACGAGATTCATTAGATACATTTCACTATTGTGATCCTCCTTATGTTGGGGCTAACCAAGGTCATTATGGTGGTTATACACAAGAGCATTTTAATGAATTGCTAAAAACTTTGTCTCAGATTAGAGGAAAATTTATTTTGAGTTCTTATCAGAATGAGGAGCTGACAAAGTATGTTAATCAATTTGGTTGGAAACAACACAAAGTATTACTACACTTAGGAAGTAGTCACACAAAAAACAAAAAAAGACAAGAAATATTAACTTTAAATTTTTAAATATGCAAGAAATATTAGCACCTTTAGAATGGTATACCGTTCAAAGAAAAGTTTCGGAACTTGTCCCTTACGAATACAACCCCCGAAAAATATCCGATTTAGACAAAGAACGTCTCAAAAAATCATTAGAAAAGTTCAATTTGGTAGAAATTCCTGTGATTGATATTGACAACACTCTCATTGGAGGACACCAAAGAGTAATAATTCTCTTTGAGTTAGGAAGGGGAGAAGAAATCATAGATGTTCGTATCCCTAATAGAAAACTTACAGAGGATGAATTTAAGGAATACAATCTTAGGTCAAATATCCTAAATGGTGAATTTGACTATGAGAAAATATCTGAGTTTTTCTCTGATATCAACCTTACAGAAATAGGTTTTGATATTAATTCGTTTAATGATTTTATTCAATCAGAAAACGCTGTGAAAATAGAAATAGAAGAAGAAGTAGATATTACTCCTCCTAAAAACATTCAATCTAAGGAAGGTGATATTTTTGAATTAATTTCAACACAGAAAGGAATTACACATAAAGTTATCTGCGGTGATTCGACCAAAGAAAAAACTTACAAAAAACTACTTGGGAATGAGATTTTTCAATTAATAGTTACGGACCCTCCTTATAATGTAAATTATGAAGGTGGAACCAAGGATAAGCTGAAAATTAAAAATGACAAAATGAGTGATAGTGCTTTTTTTGAGTTTCTTTATGATTTTTATCAAAATACTTTTAACCACTCAATGATTGGTTGCCCTACTTACATCTTTTACTCAGATTCTGAAGCCGTAAACTTTAGAACCGCAATGCAAAAAGCTGGATATAAGATTTCAAGTGTATTGATTTGGGTAAAAAATCAATTTGTTTTAGGGAGATTAGACTACCACATGAAGCACGAACCTATATTGGTAGGAGAAATTGAAGATGTAGAGAATGTAGAGAATGTAAAAAAACATCAACCAATTCTCTATGGTTGGCAATCAGAAGGTAAACACCCTTGGTATACAGATAGAAAACAGTCCTCTGTTCTTGAGTTTGATAAACCTAAAAAAAATGCAGATCATCCTACTATGAAACCTATAGAACTTATAGGTTATCTTATCAAGAATAGTTCACAACAAAAAGATATTGTAGGAGATCTATTCCTTGGTTCAGGATCTACTCTTATAGCTTGTGAAATGAATTGGAGAATGTGTAGAGGGGTAGAGTTCGATCCTCAATATATGGATGTAATTATACGCCGTTGGATAGCCTATATGAAAACAAATCATTTAGGTTTTAAAATTATTTGTAATGGAGAAGAACTTCCACAGGAAAAAATAAACCTCTTTTTAGCAAAAGAAAGTGAATAAGTTTTTTCAAAAGTTAAAGTTTTCTAATATACTGAAAATAAATTGATTATAATTTGCAAGGTTCATAAATATGTTGTTACTTTGCATCGTAGTTAAATGATAATCAATATATTACAATTATGACAGTAGAACAAATTTTAAATCAGAATTCAACTAAAAAAGAAAAAGCTTTTGCATTTTATTCATTAGGTTACACTCGCCAACAAGTAGCAGATTTACTATGCAATGGAAATTATGGTTATGCCCATAATATGTGGAAAAAATGGAATGAAATTCAATCTACTATGCCATTGGACAATGTTTTTGAATTTTTATTCAACAGACGTTTTGGAGTAGAGATAGAATTCTTTGGTGCAGCACAAAGTACTTTAGAAAGAAACTTGAGAGCAGAAGGAATAAGATATGAGTTTGAACGTTATAATCACGAAACTCGTAATCATTGGAAGTTCACTACTGATTCAAGCATTCGTGGAGATTATCCATTTGAAATGGTGAGTCCTATACTACAAGGATGTGAAGGGCTTCAAAGTTTAAAGAAAGCTACTACAGCTCTCCGTTTAAGTAAAACAAATGTAAATACAAGTTGTGGTGTTCACATTCATTTAGAAGTTAATGATTATTCCTTAGAGAATATGAAAACATTAGTTAAAAACTTTTATATATTGGAAAAGCAATTTGATAAGATGATGCCTGAGAGCCGTAGAAATAACCAATATTGTAAAGGTTTATCTATCTTAGGAAGTAAAGACACTTTCTTTTCTAACCTTAATAATTGCAGAAGTGTTCGTGAGATAGTAAGTTTATTCAATACTCGTTATTTAAAGTTGAATTTACAAAGTTATCTCAAATATGGTACGGTTGAATTTAGGCAACACTCAGGCTCTACAAAATTCAGTAAAATCAAAAATTGGATATTGATTTGTGCGCGTTTGGTAGAGTTCTCAAAACAAAATATTTTATTATCAAATTTAGAAACAATCTTAAATGAAGAACTTACAGAATATTTTGAAGAGCGGGTATTGGATTTTGCTTAGTAATTATTATCTTTGCCCCCGTATGAAACAGGTGATGATAATAGATACAGGAGAAACTTTCACGGCAGATGATTGCCGTGAAATAGTTTCTTCTTTGAAAAGAATGAATGCTTTTACCTATAATTTGGATAATAACACTTATATGCTTCAATATGCCAAACGAGCTGTATTATGGGGTAATTTAGATATTAGAGCTACAGATGAAGATGCATTTGTAGAAGATCTAATGAAGAACAATATTATTGAGGTTTTCCCTTTGGAAAAACTAAATTGATTATATTTAACTACTTAAAAAGTCTTTCTTTGAATAAGAGAAAGACTTTTTTTTATTGTAATCTTGCAAGGGTAAAATATTGTTTATACTTTTGTATTTCTAAATAAAACTAACACGAATGGAAACAAAAGAACTAAACTCTTATTTTGGTAATACACTAAAATCACAATTACCAAAAGACTTTGTTCAACTTATAGACAAAGTAGAACAACTAACCCCTGAAGAAAGAGAAATCTTTCAAACCGCTATGATTCGTTCCAGCGAAAAACATTTAGGAAAAATTTCTAAGTACATTTCTTTCTTTTTTTGGCTTACACTCATCGGGATTGTATGTACAATTATTCTATTTTTACAAAACACTAAATAGGTTAGTATGAAAAAGATTTTAATTATTATCTCCTTCCTTAATGCTTTTTTTGTTTCAGCTCAGAGTGAAGACCTTACTAAACCTTACACATTTACTGAAGTAGTTAATGTAACACCTAATCTTACAGCCAAAATGCTGTATACTAATGCTAAAATTTGGTTTACAACAGTCTATAAAGACCCTCGTGAAGTAGTCTTGTTAGATGACAACGAGAATTTTATTCTTATGGGTAGAGGCACTATCAAATATGATAGCCAAATTTTCGTTGGTTTTAAAGCAAGAGAAGGATGGATAACCTATGATGTTAAAATAATGTGTAAAGATGGTAAATACAAATATGAATTTACAAATTTTTATCATAAAGGAGCTTCTCATTCATTAGGACTTGTTACTAATGAACTTTATTTACCCACTTTTACAGGTGCTTTTGGAGGTTCAGAAAAATATAAAGTAAAAGTAACAACAGAACTAAGAGCTATGATATATTTAAAGATTACATCTCTAATTGATAATTTAAAAATAGCAATGGATAAACCTCTCCCTACACAAGAGAATTGGTAAACTTTAAAAAAATAAAGAAATAACCTGCAAAAATTTTGTAGGTTATTTTTTTGTTCTTACTTTTGCAACGCGTAATCAAGAGCAACACTTGTACAATGTTGCAAGAAAATAATTATTATAAAATATTCCGTGAAGGTGTGTATAGTAGTAATGCTATACAACAAAAGCATCCGTGCTCTTGATTACGCAACACCCACTCACGGATTTTTTTATTTCTTCAACACAATGAACGACTACAAAGAAATTCTCAAAACATTACTCTTGCGGTATTATTCTCCACAATTTTCGGGGACTGTAGCAAAAGCGTATCACACCACCTCGCAGGTGCTCGCTATGGCGCAGGGCGTAATCCCTAACGAACCCATAGACCAGCACGATGTGTACGATGTACTTCAAGAATTAGGGTTCACCATCGAACTGGTACAAACCCCCGATGATAGGCTTGTCTATTGTTGGTGTATGTACAAAAAAGCCTTGCAATAGCA